AAACGTATTATGATTCTGTATTGGGTCGTCCAGTTTCAAAATTTGTGTCAAGTGAAGATTGTGTAGTGAATTACATGGCATCTTCTTTAGAAGATGCTGCAAGAATTACACATATGACAAAAGTTGACTCAAACGCACTTAGAAAACATCAAGTAAGTGGATTTTACCGTGATATACCAATTACAGCAGGAACAGTTTCAACAAATGACGTAAAAGATAAAGTTGATGAATTACACGGCGTAAGTGATAATTTAGCGTCTGAAGACGATGAACATGTGTTATTAGAAATGCATGTTGATGCAGATGTTCCAGGATTTGAAGATCAAAGTGGAATTAAACTTCCTTACGTAATTACAATTGATCAATACTCAACAAAAATACTTTCAATAAAAAGAAACTGGAATCAACAAGACCAGTTAAGAAATCGCGTAGATTATTTTACACACTACAAATTCCTCCCAGGATTAGGCTTCTATGGGTTTGGCCTAATACACATGCTTGGTGGATTGTCAAGAACTGCAACAAGTGTTTTGCGGCAGTTAATTGATGCAGGCACTCTTGCCAATCTTCCAGCAGGTTTTAAAGCACGTGGTATGCGTATACGTGATCATGATGATCCATTACAGCCAGGTGAATTTAGAGATGTTGATGTAACAGGAACATCAATTAGAGAATCATTATTACCGCTTCCATACAAAGAACCTTCGCAAGTTTTATTTGCATTATTAGGTTTCTGTGTTGATGCAGGAAAATCTTTTGCAGCAATTGCAGATATGAAAATGGGTGAAGGTAATGAACAAAATCCAGTTGGTACTACACTTGCGCTATTAGAGCGTGGAACAAAAGTGATGAGTGCAATTCATAAAAGATTACATTACGCACAAGGTGTTGAGTTTAATTTACTTGCACGTTGTATTAAAATGTTCCTTCCACCAGAATATCCATACATGGTTAAAGGTGGAAATAGAATGATTAAACAAGCAGATTTTGATGATCGTGTTGATATATTACCAGTATCTAATCCAAATATATTTTCTATGTCACAACGTGTTATGTTGGCACAACAGCAATTACAATTAGCAATTGCTAATCCAGCATTACATAATTTACGTGAAGCATACAGAAGAGTTTATCAAGCATTAGATGTTGATAATATAGATGCATTATTAAAACCGGATCCAGGAAATCCACCACCTAAAAGTCCTGCTACTGAAAATTCAGAAGCAATGCGTGGAACGGAACCAAAAGCATTTCCACAGCAAAATCATAAAGCACACGTGGAAGCGCACGCAGAATTTATGTTTACACGCCCAGTTCAAATTAACCCACAATTGTATGCAATGATGGAAGCACATATTTTACAACACATTGCAATTATGGCTGCGGAACAAGTTGAACAGCAAATGCAACAACAAACTCAGCAATTTCAACAACAGATGCAACAGTTACAGCAACAAGCACAACAAAATCCACAAGTTCAGCAACAAATGCAACAGCTACAGCAACAATATATGAATCAAAAAGAAGCTGCAATTTCTGCTTTAGAGGCGGAGCTAATTAAAAACATGGCTGCTGAAGAACAACAACGAAGCGGATTAGAAGATAAAGATCCACTTGTTAAACTTAAACAACAAGAAATTGATCTTAAAGCTGCGGAATTAATGCAGAAATCACAACATGATGAAACAGAAATGTTAATGAAGACAGCTGTTGATGCAGAAAAACTTGACTTGGAAAGAGAAAAGATGCAGAGTGCCGGTGAATTAGGTATGGTTAAAGAATCTTTTGGTCTTATGAAAGAAGGTCAAAAAGATGCAACTGCTGAAATTAAAGAAGATGTGGCTTCATTGAGGGATGCCGCTAAAAACAGAAGCAATGAAAAAATTGCTGAAATGAGAGAGAAAGCTGCGGCTAAAAAGGCAAATGGAAAACCAAAAGATAAGTAAGGTAGCTGAGGTTATGAAAAAAGCTGAAGAGCTAGTTATGAAAGAGATCGATGGTAAACCGGAAGATCAACTTGTAGTTGCGGCTGGTTTAATGGCTGTTACACGTAATCTTTATATACAAACACTTGGAGCTGAAGAGGCACAGAAAGTATTTGAAGTTATTATAGATTCGTTTATACTAGCCGATGAGATTTATTTGGAGGTTGGTCAACATGGCAAACCTACAATTCACTAAATATAGGAGGTAGATATGAAATTACTGAAAGATATTTGGGCACACTTGAAGGAATGGAATGATTGGGGAATGCGCGACTGGATTAAGGCCGGCATAGTAGCAATCATTGTATTGATTGTGCTTAAAGCTGTAATTATGCCAGGTGCATAGGGCTGAGCAATAGGAGGATATTAAAATGGCAATAGATTGGAATAAAGCTAGACAGATTATGACTAGCAATCCAGCATATAGAGGGACAAGAAGTCCTACGCTCGGTGCTAATCAAGGCAAAGGTGGACAAGGAAACTTTAGACGAACAGGAGGAAGGTTTACACCAGCAGGTGGACCTATTCCAACACAACAACAAGTCGCTAAAAATCGAAGAATAGCTACACCACGTGGTGTAGCAGATTACGCAAAAGGAATTTATAACACTGGAAAAGACGTAGCTGGTAAATTTATGCATCCTCTTATGATGGGCGCTCAAAGTATTGCCGCTAACCAAGCACAACATGATTATCTTGACGAGGTATATGGTGAAGGAAAGAATACAGCTTTTTGGAATCAAGCTATGAGAAACTGGGGTGCTACTCCAGACCAATATGATCCAGAAACTGGAGAATTATTACCAACATCTTTTGCTTCAACTTCAGAAAGACCTGGTTCAATGCAGTTTGGTAAAACAGATACAGGAACAAGTTTAGGTCAGGCAGGAAAATATTTAAACATGGCTGGAATTACAAACAATACAATGCAAAAATTTATGGATCCAAGTTATAAGTTTGCTGGTAATGAAGCATGGTTAAGGGCGCAAGCAGGAGGAGATGGCAAATCTCAAGAATATTTTGATACTGCAATGTCCTTTATTAAAAATGCAAAAGCAACTGCTAACCTTGCAAGAGATACGCAACAAATGGAAGAAGATGCAACATTGGCTAATTTAGGTGGACCATTAACTCCAGCAGGTGGACCAATTCCAGATATGGATATTACATCTGATATAGCTCCAAAAGAAAAACCAAGATATATAAATCCAGGACAAACTGAAGGGCCTGCAGGAATGGGCTTACTGCCTAATATGCAGATGAGTTATGAGCCATTAACAGCGGCTGGATCAGGAATGATTTCAGGATATAATAGACCTGAACCAGGACCATTTGAATATTTACCTTTTTATAGTTCACCTTGGGATTTAAATTTTACACCTGAAGATTATGACTATGGATTATATCCACCAGATCAAGCTTATCCAGGCGGTGGAGCTACAACATATGGAAGGACTATAGGAGGAGGAAAGAGTAGGACTGGTGGTTCTCCAACTATGGGTGGAAATCTAGCATCAATTGATGCTCTTGGAAATCGTGGTTATGATCAACCTTTTCCTAACATAACAGTAGAATTTGGACCATTTGATGAGGATGAAGAAAACATAGGAGGAGGAAAAAGTAGAACAGGTAACGCAGTAAATCCATGGTGGAATAAAGCCTACGGTAATTAATTATGCCGGGTTATGATCACTTATATGGGTCTACCCAGACAAGTGGAGGCACAGGAACATCTTCCGGTGCGGTAGGTGGGTATACTCCCCCTCCTCCCACTACTACTACTACTACTGGCTCCACTAATAATAATCAAGTAAGTCCAGGACATCCTGGCGGTGGTTATGATCCTAATCAAAATCAACCGCCTCCTCCTGTAAATACTACTCCAATTATTGATGATACATTAGATGATTCTTGGGAAAGCCAAGTAAATCCTTGGGGCGATGATTATGTTGAACCATATACTTCACCTGAAGAAGTTTATAGTAGTTCTTTTGGAGGAGAAGGAACAGATTGGGTAAACGTATCCCAAATTGGTGGGTCACCTAATAATCCTGGATCTTTGTTATATGATATTGATCCTAGGATCTTAGGACAATGGGGAATTGATTCTAAATCAGAATTTATACCTCAAGATCTTATTCAAATGATGCTTGAGGGAACTTTTTTAAGTGGAAATGAAGCTGCTGCTAATGCAGCTTTAGCACCAGATGTAATTAATTTTCAAGATGAAAACTTTAGTCAAGACGCTTATGATAGAGCGATAGAGTCTGGATGGCAACCATTTACAACTACATGGTCTCAATTTGAAGACATGACCCAAATGGCTGACGCTGGAAATAAAAATGCTCAGGAATGGTTACGAACACACACACATTTTCCAGGTGGATATCATGATTATTATGACACCATGGATCAAGATTGGGGAATAACTAGCCAAGGTGGTGGCGGTGGATGGACTCCTGAAAGAAATCTTTTAGATGAAAGACGTGCATGGCAAGAACAAATGTGGTATGGACCAAGACAATCGCCACAAAAAGATATACAACAACAAGGATTTTTTGACACAATGGAAGATGCATATTCAAAAGATATTGCTGAAACATTAGATAAAGGATTATACTCAAAAGCTTTTATACATCCTAAAGCCGGAATGCCTTGGGGCATGGAAAAAATATGGGCGACAGGACGTGCTAAAGGTGGTATAGTCAGTTTGGTAGGAGGATAGAATGTTAAACTTATTATTAAAACCATTATTAGGAGTTGCAGGGCAAGCAGTTTCTGGCTTCGTAGAGACAAAGAAAGCGAAGGCACAATTGAAACTTACAGAAGTTCAAGCAGCAACTAAGTTAAAACAAGACCAGATTGCCGGTAAAGTGGCGTGGGAAGCATCAGCCGTGGATCAAATGAAAGGGTCGTGGAAAGATGAGCTAATTTTAATTTGCCTTTTGGGGCCTGCAGTTTTAGTATTTTTTCCAGGAATGACACATCATATTGAGGCTGGGTTTGTTGCACTGCAGCAACTTCCGGATTATTATAAACATTTATTATACATTGCCTGCTCAGCGAGCTTCGGCATAAAGGCTGGAAAAGGCGCAATGGGATTATTAAAGAAAAAATGATAACACCAGAGAGATTAACATCGTGGAGAATATTTCCACGTCTATTAATTACACTTTATGGATTTGCTTTCTATAGAACAACCGAGTGGTTCATGGCGCTACCTGACCCAACAAATGCACAGTCTGCCTTTGTTTCAGTCATTGTAGGTGCAGGAGCAGCTTGGTTTGGTCTATATGTAGGTGGAACAAGACAACATAAACCAGAAAGCAAGGAATAACTTGCTAAATTGTAAAATTTAGTGTATAATGCGCACTAATGAGAGATGAGAACGCTATTTATATAATCTTGAAAAAGATTAGAGAGCGAAAAGAAGAGTTAAAAGAGATTATTTCAGCTGGATTACCTAGCTGGGATGAGTACAACAAAACCGTAGGTGAGTTTAAAGCCTACGCAATTATGGAACAGGAAATACAAGACCTGCAGAAAGACGAAAATGGAGATACCTAAAAGAAAATTTGCTTTAGAAGAAAAAGATTTATCAGTTGAAGCGGATGAAAATAATAAAGTAGCAGAAGAAAAAGAAAATCGTTTTCTTAAAAAATTACAAAAAGATGCTACTGATAATATAGAACACTTACCTGACGAAAAAATAATAGAACGTTTGCCAGATCCTACTGGATGGAGAATTTTAGTTCTTCCATACAAAGGACAAGGTAAAACAAAAGGTGGTGTTATATTAGCAGATGAAACGCTTGAAGAAAGAAGTTATACAACAGTAACAGGATTAGTTTTAAAAGTTGGTCCAGATGCTTATAGAGACAAAGAAAGATTTCCTAATGGACCTTGGTGTAAGAAAAACGATTGGATTATATTTGGTCGTTATGCAGGGTCTCGTTTTGGAATCGAGGGTGGTGAAGTGAGAATACTTAACGATGACGAGATAATTGCTGTGGTAAAAGACCCAGAGGATATCTTGCAATTTAGATAAACAGGAGTAAAATATGCCTGCAGAAACCACTATACAGACACAATCAGAAGCTGATGCTAAAATGGTTGACCTTCCTGCAGAAGGTAACTCTGTTGATGTAGAATTTTCCGATACAAAAGAAACAACTATAGATACTTCCCCTAAAGAAGAAATAAAAGAGGAAGAAGTAAAAGTAGAGGAAACAGCATCTTCAGAAGAAATGGAAGATTATGGGAAAAAAGTTCAATCCCGTATAGATAAATTAACAAAAAGATTAAGAGAATCAGAAAGACGTGAACAAGCTGCAATTCAATTTGCACAAGGTGTTCAAGGAGAAGCTGAACAATTAAAACAAAGGGCTGGAAGTTTGGACCGTGGATATATTGCTGAATATGAACAGCGTGTAAAAGCGGAAACTGAAGACACTAAAGCTAAGCTTAAAAAAGCTATGGATGAAGGTGATGCAGATTCAGTTATTGCAGCACAACAAGATTTAGCAAGATTAGCCGTTGAGTCAGAAAGAGCTAAAGCTACTATCGCGCAACGTGAAAGAATGGCTAGAGCAGCACAAAGTCCTGCTGCACAGCAATATCAACAGCAACAAATGGCTCAACAACAGGCTCAACAGTCACCTCCTCCCCCAGATCCACAAGCTGAGGATTGGGCTGAGAAGAATGAGTGGTTTGGTAAAGATGAGCCTATGACTTTAACAGCATTCTCAATTCATAAGAATTTAGTTGACGAAGGTGTTGACCCATCGTCAAAAACATACTATAATGAATTAGATAAACGAATGAAGGATAATTTCCCTCATAAGTTTCAAAGTTCAACGCCAACTCAAACGGTTGCCTCTGTAAATAGAGGTGGACCTGTTCAGGCGCGTAAAGGTACTGTGAGACTCACACCATCACAAGTAGCCATAGCAAAAAAACTAGGTGTGCCACTAAGCGAATATGCGAAGTACGTGAAGGAGTAGGCATATGAATATTAAAAATATAAAAACAAATAAACTACCATCACGCGAGTCTGAAACCCGAGTTAAAACCGAACGAAGGAAACCATGGGCTCCACCGTCTCAGTTAGACGCACCACCTGCACCAGCTGG